AGCAGTTGTTTGCCCGACGATCCTAACTGGGATACTGTATGGGGCGGTAATGTAAGATTTGCTACTATGACTGAAAATTTTAGTAGTCAGTTTCCTGACGTCAACTATTGGTGGCACGAAGTAAATAAGTCAGAAGAAAATACCTGGCTAGTATATCCATGGGAATATGATTAAGGAGATAATATGAGTTGTGGTTGCGGAAGATCGCCAACAGGTAGATGTGTTGGCTGGCATAGTTTGACAGAAGAAGAATATCATGTTAAACTAGATGAATACAATAAAAGACAAGCATTAAAGGAGAAAAAAAATGCAGGAACAACTAGTTAAAGCGGCGCGGATGCATGCCGAAGGAGAACTCGAAAGAGCAAAAACAAACATCTTGGTATACATGAATCACAGTGTAGGTATTGGTGAACACAGTGATATTGTAGAAGCTATTCAAGAAGAACTTGATAAAATGGCAGCAGCAACTGATCGTATTGAAATGTTAAACGTACATTTTAGTTGACAAAAGATCTAAATAATGTTACTATAAACCTATATAGACATCCACGTCTATAACTCGGAGAAATAAATGATAAAAAATAATACTGGACTTGATACTGATACTGTAGATACAGTTAAAATAAGTGAAGTCGTTCGCGAGCGTTTGCGTAAAAACGGCGTTCGCTTTTTTGCTAATGACAACATTAGCGAACATATTAGTGAATTTGAGTTACAAGAGATTCAAAATGAACTAGCCTACAAGTTTCAAGATGTACTTGAAACATTGATTATCGATACTGATAACGATCCTAATAGCGAAGGCACTGCAAAGCGACTTGCTAAAATGTATATTAATGAACTTATGCAAGGACGTTATTTTAAAGCACCTAATGCAACTTCGTTTCCAAATGAAACAGACGACCCATATGACGGTATGTTAGTTGTACGCAGTGAACTAAAAAGTGTTTGTTCACATCACCACCAGCCTGTAACAGGTGTTGCGTATATTGGTATTCTTGCAGCTGATAAACTTATTGGTCTTAGCAAATATACACGTATTGCACAATGGTGTGCTAGACGTGGAACATTGCAAGAAGAACTGTGTATGGACATTACTAAAGAAATTATGAAAGTAACAGGTGCTAAAGACTGTGGCGTTTATATCCAAGCTATACACGGTTGCTGTGAGAATCGTGGCATTATGGCACATAGTAGTCTTACACAAACAAGTGTGCTTAAAGGTGCATTTAAAACCGATCCAGGTACAAAGAAAGAGTTCTTTGACAACATTAAACTACAGCAGGAGTTTGCACCGAGATGAAACTAAGATATTCAGAAGCATTTTACAGTGTGCAAGGTGAAGGTAAGTTCGTAGGAGTACCTAGTGTATTCCTACGCACATTCGGTTGTAACTTCCGTTGTATGAACTTTGGTGTTGACAAAAGTGTCGGCGATCGTTGGGAACAACACGCACGAGGCGAACGTTATAATGCAGAAGTAAAAGCATTGCTCGATGCAGGTGTACACGAAACAACTGAAAAGTTTGAGGACTTGCCTATCATTCACACAGGTTGTGATACATACGCAAGTATCTATCCTGAGTTTAAAGACTTTAACAAGTTGGCAACTATTGACGAAGTAGTCGAACACTTGCTTAGTTTGTTGCCAGAAGGCAAATGGACTATGGATAATGGTCAAGACGTGCATTTGATCTTGACAGGCGGCGAACCACTGCTTGCTTGGCAACGACTGTATGTCGAGTTATTTGAACACCCAGGTATGAAGGATCTAAAAAATGTCACAATCGAAACCAACACTACACAGCATCTACATGATGACTTCTACAATTACCTCAACAATCACGAAACAATTAAACTCACTTTTAGCTGCTCACCAAAGCTATCCGTTTCGGGCGAGTCTTGGGATGATGCTATTAAGCCTGATGTTGCTCGTGAGTATTCCCTTGTGGATGGCAGCGATATGTATTTTAAGTTTGTTGTTGCTGATCAAGAAGATGTTGATGAAGTTACTCGGGCTGTTCAGCAATACAGGGATTCCGGGTTGGAATGTCCAGTATATCTTATGCCAATGGGTGGACGCAGTGAAGAATATTCCCTCAACGTTAAAGAAGTGGCGGAACTCTGTATGGAAAGAGGATGGCGATTCACTCCCCGGCTCCACATTAGCTTATTCGGAAATGCCTGGGGGACTTAATAAGGAAGATTTAGAAATCCTCCAAGGCAAGAAGATTACACAAGAACAGTACGAAGCTATAAGGAAACAAATATGAAAAATTTTATTAAAAAAATAACAGGTATTACTGCTCGAGAAGAAGCACTTGAAGCAGCAGAAATACGCATCGTAGAAGAAGAAATGCAACTTCTCAAAAAGAAAGATCCAAAAGAATATGCTACACGCCGCAAAGAGCCTTGGGTAAATGTTCTTGATATGCAAGTAAACGAAGAGAACATCCGAAATGGGTTTTTCGAACTTGATTGGAATGACTTGTTTATTAAAGAACTCATTACTAATGGGTACGGCACTAATGATGATCCACAAGAAGAAATTGTAGATCGTTGGTTCCGTGATATTGTGTATAACATGTTAGCAGAAGAAGGCATGGACACAGATCGAGGTGCTGGTTACATTAATGTTGTACCTATTGACAAAGGACGCAGTGAAGTATCATGAAATACATTATAACTTGACAAACGATGATTTTAATGCTACAATCAGTAATAACATTAAACAAATAACAGAGGCATCTAAATGAGCACTTATATCTTAGTAGATACAGCAAACACATTCTTTCGTGCAAGACATGTAGTACGTGGTGATCTTGATACTAAACTCGGCATGGCACTACATATTACACTTAATAGTGTAAAGAAAGCATGGTTGGACTTTAATGCAGATCATGTTGTGTTCTGCTTAGAAGGCCGTAGTTGGCGCAAGGATTACTACGAGCCTTACAAGCGTAATCGTAAAGAACATCGCGATGCAATGACTGTACAACAGCAAGAAGAAGATACATTGTTTTGGGAGATCTTTGATGAGTTTAAAGACTTTATTGGCAATAAAACTAACTGTACTGTAATGCAAAATCCTGTACTAGAAGCAGATGACTTGATTGCAGGCTGGGTGCAGGCACATCCTAATGACAATCATGTTATTATCAGCACAGACGGTGACTTTGCACAACTTATTGCTCCTAATGTTAGACAGTACAATGGGGTAAGTAATACTACTATTACAGTTGAAGGATACTTTGATGACAAAGGCAAGCCCGTCTTGGATAAGAAGACAAAGGAGCCAAAGCCTGCTCCAGAACCTGAATTCATGTTGTTTGAAAAATGTATGCGTGGCGACACTAGTGACAATGTGTTTAGCGCCTATCCAGGTGTTAGAAAAAAAGGCACAAAAAACAAAGTTGGACTCCTAGAAGCATTTGCTGACAAAACTACAAAAGGCTTTAGTTGGAATAATATGATGTTGCAACGCTGGACTGATCATGAAGGCGTAGAACATCGTGTACTAGATGATTATACACGCAATGTTACATTGTGTGATTTAACTGCGCAGCCCGAACATATCAGACAAGAAATAGATAACACTGTTGCAGAAGTTAAACCTAAAGACATTACACAAGTTGGCATGCGTCTTATGAAGTTTTGTGCTAAATGGGATATGCAACGTATTGCAGACCAAGCAGCGAGTTATGCAGATCCATTACAAGCGAGATATCCACAATGACTATGAAAGCTAAACCAGTACTAGAAAATAAATTCTGGATCGTTGAAGAAGAAGGATTACGAGTCGGTACTCTTTCAAAAAACGATGAAGGATTTGTTGTTAGTCAAAAAGGTTCTGTTAAGTTTTATCGAAGTGAAAATCAGTTAAAAAAGACATTTGGAAAAAACTTTTTAGTTGCAAATATTAAAAATGAAACTAAACATTCAAACAGAGAAGTACACGGATATCCAACCCGTACAACTCCTTACAACAGCATGTACGATATTAAACATAAACTGCCATTGTTTACTAAAAGTAAAAAGTCTAAAAGTGTATATTGTGCTGGATATTATCTTGTTAAGTTTAATGTTAACTGGCTTAAAAGTTACTGTCCAAAGCTAATTACTATTGAACGTAATGAATATTTAGGTCCATACAAGACTGAGTTAGAAATGAAAGCAGCACTAAGCAATGTCAACAGATCCTATTAATACAATGCCAATACAGCAGCTGATCCAAATGGTGAAAGCTGCTGAACAAAGTAAAGCAAGAGAAATAAGACTTGATATAAATCAAGCAAAAATATTAGCACTTACATTAGGCGAAGTTATGGCAAGGTTACATGGAGATTTAGAAAAAATCATTGATAGTAAACTTGAAAAGCTCAATGAAGATCAAATCATTGAAGTAAATATGGACTCTGGGGCTTGGTAAAAAGATAAATATATGCGTAGTTAATAAAGGACACGCATTATGAGTAGACCAAAACCAGTTATTAGACTTGAGTATACAAATAAAGTCACCTACAAATGTGAACAAATTTTAGATGCAGAAGCTATTTGGGCAGTGTTCTATCAAGATAAACCATTTAATTTGAAAAGTTCAAATGCATTGACCAACTATCCAGGTCCTAAATATAAGAAAACTAGTTTTTCAAATCCTGGACATGCACATAATCTAGCTAAAAAACTAAACAATATGTTTAACTGCAATGACTTTTCGGTATATATGTTATCTGAAGGTGAGAAGTTGTTTGACTGACAAAGTTACCTATACTAAACTTTTTTTAAAAGAACTTAATAAAAGTTATAATGATATTAACGTAAAAGAATACATGCCATTGTGGTGGCAGAATACACGTACCAAAGGCAATGGTGGTCTAAGACTCACAGAAGAAGGGTTTGATGTCATCAATCAAATTGGCATTACTACATATGATATACCTTATCCAAGAGACATTCCTCTAACCACACAGATTATAATACACCTTGATAAGTTTATAACTTGTCCATATTATCTTACAAATCGAAGTATAACGGTTACAGATGAACGTAAAGCAATCGAGCTTGGGCTGTTTAGTGGTGATTTACGCAAGTATGGATTGACTAAAGCAATGAATAGACAGAATCAAGATGAGATTTCCGCAGGCAGCAGAGCAGACTAATCTATATTGGATCGGTCAAGGTGAAGGGAGTAGTTGCCGCTACTCCCTTTTTCTTTTATAATAAAATAAAAAAATATCAAAAAACTTTACTTTAAAGGTTGACACTAATAGCAGTTAATGCTATTGTACTGTATAGGCACTGAACACAAATCTAAAAGGAATATAAAATGTCAGACGTAATTCGCACCGTTTCTCCAAATAAAGCAAAAAACGCTCTTCGTCATGCAATGCAAAAGAAGCGTCCTGTTTTTCTTTGGGGACCTCCAGGTATTGGTAAATCCGATATTGTAGAACAGATTACTGCAAGTTTTTCTAACTCGCATCTTATTGATATTCGGTTGAGTCTTTGGGATCCAACTGACATTAAGGGTATTCCATACTTTGACAGTAATAATGTTAAAATGGCATGGGGTGCTCCAAGTGAACTGCCAGATCAAGAAATGGCAGCACAATACGACAATATTGTACTTTTCTTAGATGACATGAACTCAGCGGCACCTGCTGTGCAAGCGGCAGCATACCAGCTAATCCTTAACCGTCGTGTAGGTACTTATAAACTACCTGACAATGTTATTATTGTTGCAGCCGGCAATCGCGAAAGCGATAAAGGTGTTACATATCGTATGCCTGCGCCGTTGGCTAACCGCTTTGTACACTTGGAACTTGCTGTCAACTTCGATGACTGGTTTGAGTGGAGTGTTAACAATAATATCCACAAAGACGTTGTAGGTTACTTGACGTTTGCAAAAAAAGACTTGTATGATTTTGATCCAAAGTCAGCAAGCCGTTCGTTTGCAACGCCACGTAGTTGGTCTTTTGTTAGTGAACTAATCGCAGACGAAATTGACGATAATACAACTACTGACTTGGTTGCAGGTACAGTAGGTGAAGGTCTTGCTGTCAAGTTTATGGCACACCGTAAGGTTGCCTCAAGTATGCCAAACCCAACAGATATTCTAGCAGGTAAAGTAAAAGAGCTAAAAACTAAAGAAATCAGTGCTATGTATTCCTTAACAGTTTCACTCTGCTACGAACTGAAAGAAGCATGTGATAAAAATGACAAGAAGTTCGATGACAAAGTAAATAACTTCCTGCGCTTTGCAATGGACAATTTTGATGTTGAATTGGTTGTTATGGGTGTCAAACTTGCTATTACCCAATATGCACTTCCTATCGATCCAGACGAAGTGGAATGCTTTGATGAGTTCCACGATCGCTATGGTAAGTATATTAAGGCAGCGCAACAGGTTTAAGTTGGTACATAATGGGCAGTTTCGGCTGCCCATTATTCTATTTAAAGGTTGACATTAATAGTAAATATGTTATATTAAATATATAACACTTATATGAGGTGAGGACATGGCTACTAAAGATACAGCAAGTAAACTAAAAAACTGGACGCCAAATCCAGATATTACTCCAAACGAACTAGAAGCAATGCGTGTAGAAGTACTTGACCGCATTATTGTTGCACGAATAGGGTTGCTACTACATCATCCGTTCTTTGGTAACATGGCTACACGTTTACGTATTCAGGCAGCAGATGAATGGCTAGGTACTGCCGCTGTAGATGGCAGAAACTTATACTTTAATACGCAATTCTTTAATGCTATGAATAACAAAGAAATTGAGTTTGTTATTGCACATGAGATTTTGCATTGCGTATTTGATCACTTAGGACGGCGTGATGACCGTAATCCTATGTTGTATAACATTGCCGCAGACTACATTGTAAACAATCTACTTGTACGTGATCGTATTGGTGTCAAGCCTAGTATCGTAGATTGTTATCAAGACTTTAAATATGAAGGTTGGACTAGTGAAGAAGTCTATGACGAGCTGTTCGAAGAAGCTAAAAAGAACGGTGAAGAAGCACTCAAGCAACTTGGCGAAATGTTAGACGAACATTTGGATCTAGAAGGTGACGGCACAGGCGATGGTGACGAAGAAGGCAACGGTGACGGCAAAGGGCGTCCGCGTTATAGCAAAGCAGAACTAGATCAAATTCGCGACGAAGTAAAAGAAGCAATGATTAATGCTGCACAGACGGCAGGTGCGGGTAATGTTCCTGCAGGTGTTCGACGTATGATCAAAGATCTTACAGAGCCTAAGATGAACTGGCGTGAGCTTATTCGTCAGCAAATCCAAAGTACTATCAAAAGCGACTTTACATTTAGCCGCCCTTCACGCAAAGGTTGGCACACTGGTGCAATACTTCCAGGTATGGATTTCCAAGATACTATTGACCTGTGTATCTGCATTGACATGTCGGGTAGTATTGGTAATAGTCAGGCAGCTGACTTCTTAGGTGAAATACAAGGCATTATGGATGAGTTCAAAGACTATAAGATCAAGTTATGGTGTTTTGATACTAAAGTTTATAACGAGCAAGACTTTAGTGCAGACAATGGTGAAAACCTATACGACTATGAAATCTTAGGTGGCGGCGGCACTGACTTTATGGTGAACTGGACTTACATGAAAGACAATGACATCCAGCCTAAGAAGTTTATTATGTTCACAGATGGATATGCTTGGGATAGCTGGGGTGATGAAGATTATTGTGAGACAGTATTTGTTATTCACTCACACCATGATAAAAACTTACAAGCGCCGTTTGGTGTTACAGCACATTATGAGGAGGCGGCTTGAAACTAAAAGACCCTAATCCTCTCGATGTATTAGATATAAGGAGGGTAGATTTTTGCCCTCCTCATTTTACTACAATAAGTATTCCACGTAGATATAACTTGGATCAAGTAATATGTGACTGGATTACTGAAAATCTATCCGGAAGATACTTTTTTGGTAACTCTATTCAGTTAGATGAAGTAAACAATCTTGTACAGCAACATTATATTGGATTTGAAAGTTCAAAAGAACTTAGCTTCTTTATGCTGGCTTGTCCACATTTGAAGTACAACTAAAACACTGGTTATAAATAAATTATACAAGGAGTAAAATATGACCGAAAATACACAAGCAAATGAATTAAATATTCAAGATTTAGCATTAGCAAGAGCTGTTATCGAACTTGCAACAGAACGTGGTACATTTAAGGCTAATGAGTTGGCTAATGTAGGTGCGTTATATAATAAACTAGATGCTTTCTTAAAAGAAGTAGAAGCACAAGCCAAAGCAGCAAAAGAAGGTGCTGAAGCAGCAATGACAGAAACTCCACAGGAGAATGAAGATGGCGCTTAAACATGTAGGCAGAGTTGCTGCCAATAGACGTAAAGTAGTTGTAGCATATCGAGTTATTCCAGGCGATCCTGATAACTGCTTGGTTGTACAAACAGAAAATCTTAGTGCAGACGAACATGACAGTTTGATTAGAGTTGTTGAATCTGCTGCCGGTCAAGAAGCATACGAGTTTGCAGAAGCAATGGCTCGTGCATATTTGCCAGATGGACGTAATATGTTGGCAGGATTTCAACAAACAGGCAAGTTGAGAAAAGTTCCAACCCAAGCTATTGAAATGACGCCAAATGGTAACACCAACATTGCTCTTAATGTACTAAACAGTACTATTGCGGAACAAAAAGGTGTTACAGTAAACGACTTGGCACTTAAAGGCCCAGGTGGTCAAACTGCTCCACAGCCAAGTAATCAATCAGAGCCAGCTGTTGATCCTACCGCAGTTTATACTAACGAAACTACAGTCTCTACAGACGGTGTACTTGATGATAACGCACTTGCGGCGCAATACAGATCACAAGCAGATGCTTTGTATAAAGAAGCAAAAGCACTCCGAGCACAAGCTGAAGAATTAGTACCAACCATCAAGAAGAAAGCAAAGGTGACAGAAAAGAAAACTGAAACCAGTGACGGATAAAAACAAAGACGAGTATTGGGAAGAAATACTAAATGATATTGATATGGATTATATTCCATTAGAATATATCAATACTGTCATTGTTGGGTTTATTGATGGGAAAGAATGGGAAATTGATATCAAAAAAACCAAACAATCTACCGACGATGTTGATTCTATACTAGAAGAGTTTTTTAAAGAATATGATGAAACAATCGATAAGGTTGATTTTAGATTAGATACTGAACGTTTAAAAAAAGACATTCAAAAAAGAACAACACGGTTTCTTAAAGTAAACAAATGATAACTAAAATTGATTTAGATATCGATTATAACAAAATTATCGATACGTATAACAGTTTAAATATAGACCATTTACTCCAAAGTAACTTGAAACAAGTTGCTTTACAATGTAGAAAAGGCTGTCCATCAGACATACAATTGTATGAAAGTTGTGGCAGTCTTTTTTATGACTGGGTAGAATATGATAAAAATCCTAATGGAAAACTGCCATTAAGAAAAAAAATATACAAACAAGAAGACTTTACAGAGTTATGCAATATCTATAAAAACACCTATTTTAAAACTGTTGTAGAAAAAATTAATCAACAATACAATATTACAAGAGGCAGGTTTATGCTAATGGAACATAAGACTTGTTTAACTTATCACACAGATCAATCTCCAAGAATACATATTCCGATCTATACAAACGAAAACTGTATGATGATCATTAACGATCAAGTTGTAAGACTTCCATTTGGCAATACATATCTTGTAAATACCAGATTGCAACATACTGCAATAAATGCAAGTAAATATGCTCGTGTACATTTAGTTTTTTGTATTTCTTAAGAAATAGTTTCTGTACAGATATGATAAATATATAAAACAGTACCTAGGAGACTTTAACATGGCTTTAAAGCTAAGACGCGGAACAGAAGCAAACAGGACAAGTATTACGCCGGCAGAGGGCGAAATAATATATGTTACTGATACTAAAAAACTATACGTTGGCGATGGAATTACACCCGGAGGTGTACTACAAGGTGGTAGTGGCGGAAGTTTAACTGGTATTACCGATAATGCTACAGCATCGGTGTTAACACTCGGTGACGCAAACATTAGTATTGATGTTGATTTAAGTATTACTGGACAAGAAATTGTCGGTGATGGTGATATTAATATATCAGGAGATATTACGGCAAGCGGTGCAGGTACTGGCATAATAACCGCTAATAGTTTCATAGGTGATGTAACAGGTAATGTAACAGGTAATGTTGTTGGAACTGTAACAGGTACATTTGATGGTGATATGACTGGTAGTGTGTTCGGCGACGATAGCACATTACTAGTAGACGGTGTTAATAGTAGCATAAATGTAGAAAGATATAAAAGTACATCTAACGACTACAATTTTGGAAATGATAATAACGCTGTGTCATCTAGAATTGTAGTAAACTCAGTTAACAACCTCGGCGCTTTACAACTTCAAAGAGAAAGTGAATTAGATTTAACTGGAGATACTGCAATAAACTACGGTATGATACGATTTTCGAGAAATGATTCCAATGGATTATTGGAAACAGGGATAATCGTAGGTAGAGAAAATGCCTTGTTATTTTCATCATCATCAACTGGTTCTTTTGTAGATCCTACTGACTATTTTGCATTTAAGGAAAAAAAGTTTGGTATTGGTACAATTACTCCAACTGAATCATTAGATGTAGTCGGTAATGCTAAAGCATCAGGCTTTATACAAACAGGATCATTTACAACGGAAGAACGTGACGCACTCACAGGTGCCGAAGGTATGATGATCTATAACACTACAACCAGTAGATATCAAATATTTGAAGCTGGCAACTGGTTAAACATGCGTGAAGTATCTAGTGGTGGCGGCGGCAGTACTGACAACTATTCACACTGGAATATCACAGCAGACGATAGTACATTAAGAGTTGTTAACGGTCAAGAAACTATTGGCATACTAGGCGGAACTAATATTACTACAACAAGTGATGCAGAAGGTAATATAACTATTACCAATACAGTAGTAGATTTTACTGATTTAGGTGTAACTCCAACAACACTAGCAGGATACGGCATTACAGATGCTATACAAGCAGGATCTGCATTTGATATAAAAGGTAGTGTGTTTGCTGACGATAGTAGTACTATGATAGACGGAGCGGCTGGAAAGATTATCGGTCCTATCGAAACAACTAACGCAGTTATTTCAGGAACAATAGATAGCGCAGACTCAAGTGCAATCACATTTATTCCTGCTGTTGTTATGAACAGCGATGTTACTATAGAAAACAATCTTATAGTTACAAACAAGATTATTGCAGATACAATCGAAGTTGAAAATATTATTACCAATGCCAGCGGAACACCAGAGATATCAAGTGACACTGATATTATTCTTGCAGCAGGAACAAGAGTTGAGGTATCGAGTAGTCCGTTTAAACTAGCAAGTTTTACTACTGTAGAACGTGATGCACTAGCTGCCGAAAACGGCGATATGATTTACAATACAACTGACAACAAATTCCAAGGATATGAGAACGGTGCTTGGGCTAACTTAATCTAAGGGCTAGAAATATGAGTGAACAATATTATTCGTTAGGAACGAATACAGCAGAACAATATATCGAAATACACAATCAACTTTGCGAAGCAACTAATGGGATTGCAACTATTCCAGATAGAGTATGCACATGCACAGATGAAAAAGAACATAGTCTTACAAGAGGAAGTTTTTCCTTAACAGATGCAGAAGCAACTGCACTAAAAGCAGATCCACGTATAAAGTTTATCAATATCGATTACTCGAAATATCCTGAAACATATAAGGCGCCGCCGGACGAACTTTATGCAAGTGCTCCAAAAAACTTTAATAGATACAAAAATACAGTTAAAGTTTACAAAGAAATGGAAACTTCAAACACATTGCCCGGCACACCTGATTCAACAGATATCAATAGAACCAACTGGGGAACATTAAGAGGTAGCACACTAGTCGATCCTTGGATAGAAGGCGGTGACGCAGATAACGTTGTAAAAACAAGTAAAATACCTCAATGGGGAGACGGCAAGCATGTTGATGTCATTGTAGCTGATGATGGCGCTGGATGGATCGGTCACCCTGAGTTCAATAGGGACACAGAAGGCGAAAAACCAAATGGATACATAGGTGGTAATCTACTACCAGGTAACGGAAGTTGCGATGTACTAGATTTATGTTTAGATGCACCTTATTATTTAGATCCAGATTATTTTAATACAGATCCAGATAAT